TATAGATATTCCAGATGATTTACTTATAATCTTCTTTGTAAACCTTTCTGCAACTTGAGTCATTATCTTAAGAGCTTGTTCAGCCATATAAAACATCCTAGTTATTTCCTTATGAACTTCACCTAATTTAGGCTCAGTGTTGACAGTGTAACTATGATCAGGATCACTTGTGATAAACTCAGAAAGATCATCTGAAGGTATGTCATCTATAGTCTTTCCAGCTTTAATATACTTCTCTTCAAACTCCTCATGAGCCTTAATGACCATCTTGAATCTCTTCCTTCCTTCCTTGAAATTAAGTTCATCCCTTCCTTTGATTCTAGAGACAATATCATTAACTGAAGTTAGCCTGTCCTTCAATGCTCTATAACTGCTTATTGTGATATTAGTTCCAATGGATTCTATATCCTCTTTGCTTAGCCTTGAGTTCTGAGCAGATGCTTTGTTAGAAACAGGAATATCTTGTCTGTCCTCATCGAATGCTCCCCTGACAACTAGAAACTTAACAGCTGCCCACTTTGTATAACCAGCACTAAGGAGAGAGCTAGTCGGAGTAGAAGTAGAATTTATAGAGTTAACAAAAGACTTAGCTATCTCATTATCAGGATCCTTAGCTTCAGCCCTAATGACCAACTTCTGAGCAGAAAGTGATTCATACACAGACTTCCTAGCTATTCCCTCAAATCTATCCATCTTGTTTAGATCAACAGGGTTACACTGTTTGAATCCATCAATTGTTTCAAAAGCAACTCCCATGTTTTGATCAGGGTGCGGAACCATTCTAAAGATATTAGCAAGGTTGATAGCTGACTTCCTATCATCAGTTATATCAGTTATATAATCGGCGACCTTCTCTCCATACTTCTCCTTAACACCAGATAAGCCAGCAATATACATACTAACTGGTGCTCTTCCAAGTGATCTACTAGTGTCACCTCTAAGGAATAAGATCTGCCTGGCACACTTGAAGACACTACCAACACCGTTCGGAGTTTTAAGACCAATCTTAGCTTGGAGTCTAAAAAGTTTAAGTAGAGTACTAATGTTACTACCAAGTCCATGTATGTCAGGTGAAAATAGACTCAATATTGCAGCACTTTTAAGGTAGTCAACAACTCTGCTAAAGTGTACATTGGTCATAAAGTAAGTATCCTTTCCCTCACGGAGCTTGTTTACTTTAACGATAATGACGTTACTAACCTGATAGACCCTAATATCCTTATGTGCTGAAAAACAGTCATTGAGAATAAGTGGACCGTAACTACCATCCCTTTTCCAGGCAGCAACTCTCCCAGATATGTGCTTATTTCCTTTGTCCCTGATGCTCTCAAGATATTCTGCAACTCTTATGAATTTATAGTAATTAACTAAGGCTCCATTGTACTTCTGTCCAGTCTCATACTTATTCCTCTCGTCTACCCAGTTCCCGACTCTGCTCATGCTGACCTTCTCTCCAGCAGCAATATCATTCTGCATAATGTTGTCACCCATGGACTTGCTAAGAATGAACCTGTCACTAATTAGATTTTGGATAAGTCTCCAACTTTGGAAATTGCCGTCAATAAGTTTCTTGTCAATATCCTTCTCAAGCTCACCACCCACGAGGTACTTCTTTGATTCCTTAATAATCTTCTCAAAATCATTCTTCAAAAAGCTCTCAGTCATGGTTCTTCTGTTCCTTTCCTTGACATCACCATTTTTAGTGATAAATGAGTTAGGCAGATACTTATCCTCAATGCATATACTAAGAGATCTAACAAGGATGTCCTTGGGAAGCAAGTTTTGAACAGACATTCCAACGGAAATTAGGAAAAAGAGGAGGCTGGATTTGAAGATATTTTTGTATCTAGTAATTTTACTGTTTTCCATCGGTTTGGTTT